TGCTGCTGGCTACATCGCTAAATACATCGCGAAGAATATCGACGGTTACGCACTGGAAGGCGAACGCGACCACGAGACCGGCGAGCTTCTGACGGATTCCGCTGCTGCTGTTACTGCCTGGGCTGCAACATGGCGTATCCCTCAATTCCATCCCATCGGCCTGCCTACTATGGGTTCATACCGTGAGTGCCGCCGCATCCGTTCCATCAGTCTGACTGAAACCTTTGACGAAGAAGTGGAAGCCGTTCGCGCTGCTGCTGATGCCGGTGACTTTATGGCGTACATGACTGCCCAGGGCGGCGCTAATGTACCGCGTGACGATCAGACGGTGCGCGTAGCACGTCGCGTTGCCAATGAGCTGAACGCCTACGATGAAGAAGTGAAAAAAGTTGTGGGCATTTTCGCGCCCCACCTCGGCGAATCACATGTATATGAAACGCGCACCACTGAATGGCGCATCGTTGCTTCTGCCGTTGATTCTGAGGTTTTGACCGCAAAAAGCGCCTCCGGCGCGCCTCGGAGTTCTGTCAATAACTGTGGGGAAAAAGAAAAAAAACTGTTCAGAAATGGGCATGCATCCCAAGGTAAGTGCACAGCTAAAGAATTTATTTTTAGTAGTCAGGCAGTAAATGGGATGGCAAAAAGAAAAAATAAGGATTATTTTAGTGGTACTATTTGAAGAAAAGCACAAATTCGGCAATAACATCCTTAACTTTGATGAAATAAAATAAGTTCCTATTTACTCAAATTAAGCTGTAAAGCCATGTGTGGACTATCAGATAACTGATATCAAAAAAACGTCACACGAAATAGGTGGTATATACCCCTACCATTCATTATTATCATGTGCACTTATAAATAAGTGCCATTGGTTTAAAAATTTATATATTGCTTTACCTCTCCTATAAAGTAGCTTATCAAAATAACGGCCCTCTGTTAATTACAACACGAGGATCGTCTTATTTTAACTTAGTAGTCAACCGATCTTCTTTTTATTTTTTACCTTACCTTGCTTACCAAATAAATAACCTAAAGCTAATGTTAGAATTGGAGTGAAAACACCCCAGATATCTTTAATTGACTGTGATAGTTCGCTTATTTGATATCCATAAATTGACAGAACTATTAGAGCAGCAGCAAGGCACGAAAAAACAACAAATATTGCTGACACAATATACCAAATAATATTAGTCTGAGCATATTTTCCCGTGCCAACATTACCTGACATTGAACCTCTTTCAGGCTTTTTATCTTTACCATCCACTTTAATTTTTGGAGTGCTATTATTTAGCTTTTTATCATCACCCGAGCCTATAGCCACAGTTGTGTTATTACTAATCCCTTCGTTGTCAGCACTCATTTTATTACCTGACTTAAAATAACGACTCTTAACACCACGCCTCTGTTAAATAATGTTTCAAGTACAAAATTAATATATACTTTCTCTTTAACTTCATCTTCACCTAGATTTGTTGTTCGAGTGAAAACAAGAAGAGGTTTCTCTACTACTCCAAATGTGTTATCTGAATCACTATAGTTAATAATAAATCCCATCGACTTACCATCCACAGTCTTATCATCATCAATCGTTATTCTTCGGCCTTCATGAGCTGAGATTTTTTTTAGAGTCATCGTTATTTTATACTTAACATCAAACAAAATCTCAACTTCATTGACACCATCATCATTTTTAGGTAGTACAATATTATTTGAGTATATTACACTCATTCCGTCTATTTTTGTTTCTGCTACTTGAGATTTTTGGAATTGCATTATTCTTTTTATCCTTTTCTATTATAATTTCATTATTCAAAGTCAATTCATTTACTATTGTACACATTGTATTTTTGTTTTCTTGGTTTTTTGTCCCCTCAGTTAAGTTGATCGTTTTTTGGGCTAACCTATTGGTGTATGCATTGTGACATAGGATAGCTATTAAAATTGTAACCCAGATAACTAATAACCCATGGCTAAAAATCACTCTGCAGAATGATTGACCAATTTTATGAAGTGTAAACCACCCAACACTTTTGTTAAGTAACTCGTACTCAATGTCTATAGCCTCATCATCTTTTTGACTCCTCCTCACCTCCCCCCCCTCCATATCTTAATTTATTTTCTGTCGATGATATCAATCGTGCAGTCGTTTTAGTTTTTTCTGCCACTTTTTTATGAATGACATCAACATTCAATCTACCATAATCCTATGTTCCAATGCTTCATACCCGCTGACTGCAAGATGATAGATCGTTATACGTCAACTAGCATAAAAATTTTTGGCAATGCAGCATCAGAGACTGTAAGCACACCTGTTTTAGTTCCACACACTTTTTGAGGTTTCCGTTTTTTTGATCTCCTCCCAATATCGGTGCCAAGATAAATCAGAGATTCGGGCCTGTTTGCAGGCTTCGGACAAATTCTTCCGGAGTCTGGTTATTTAACGAGGAATGTGGCCGGTACTGGTTATATTCCTGCCGCCAGTGCTCGACCTTCTCCTGAGCATCTTCCAGTGACAGGAACCAGTGAACGTTCAGACATTCATCACGCAGGCTGCCGTTAAATGACTCAACCAAGGCGTTATCTGTGGGCTTCCCGGGCCGTGAGAAGTCCATCGTTACCCTGTTTTCATACGCCCAGCGATCCAGCGTTTTCGAGATGAATTCACTGCCGTTGTCCGTCTGTAGCCGCTGTGGTACGCGCTGCTGTGTCTGCCTGATCCGTTCCATCACGGCGACCACATCGTCACCGCGAAGTCCCTGGCCTATCTCGATCGCCACACATTCACGACTAAAATTATCGACTACAGTCAGGGCACGGATCCGGCGTCCGTTGAACAGATTATCAGCAACGAAATCCATGCTCCAGCACTGATCCACTGCGGTCACTGCCGGGCGGATACGCCTGTGCCTGGCACTGCTTTCTAGGAAGAGATCACTATGAAGAGCTATGCATGCATCACCTGCATGTTTTTGCATGACCAAAAAGGATCAAAAGATATCGGATCGCTTAGTCTGCAGGGCTTTCTAGTGATTGAGACTATGCATTATAAATAGGGAGCCAAGTCAGAAGCGGGCAGGCGGGTAACATTGCGCGCGCCGAGGTGTAACATTGTGAAAATCGGGTTGCCCAACATATGCCCTGAATGTCCTATTCAACGTCCGATAATTTTAATTAAGTTTATTCTGTTGACGTGCGACGTGGCCTAAAGGTGCTTAAGAGAGATAGGGGGACTGATTGATCATGAAGGTGGGTGAAGAGATGACATATGACTAATTCATTGTGAAGAATGGTGCGGCAGCAACGATAGCTTAACTTGCTCACACCTGATCTTACCTTTACTTTAGTATGAGATCACTTCGTCCCGACAAATCGTCTAATATCCTAAGAAGACGTTATTAATGTCAGCGGGGCATTATTCAAAGGACGCGTATCGAAGCATTGTCAATAAATAATTGATTCGTAGTTCAAAAACGAGTAGAAAACTTATGAAACGCCAACTCGCTAAGAGTGTTCCCGTATAAGGATTAATAACAATGAGCATCATTCATGTAAATCAAATTGGTAGCAAAATACAATCTCTATTTGCAAGTAAAATTGATAAAAGTGACCTAAATCCAAATGATAAAGAGATTCAACCGAAAATATTGACTCGTTGTTTAGCGGCCTATGCTATTTATTGCATAGGTGACACATCGTTAGATGATGCAGCGGTTGCGGTTGTAGATGGTGCAGATGACAATGGCATCGATGCCATTCATTATTCACCATCAAGCAAAAGAATGATCATAGTCCAATCCAAATGGAAGAAAGATGGTACTGGTGAGCCGGATAACGGTGACATGAGGAAATTTAAGGATGGTGTATTAGACCTTATCAATTTAGAGTTAGATAAGTTTAATGAGAAAGTAAATCTCAAAAGACAAATGATTGAAACAGCTTTAGGTGAATTTGATACAAAATTTGATTTAGTTCTCATTCATACCGGTTCAAATACCTTAAGCAAGCATAACCAGCAAGTAATGGATTCAATATTAAGTGAACTAAACGATGCTGGTGATGGGACAAGCGAAGATGTTGTAAGCTTCCACCATGTCAATCAAGCAATAATTCATAGCAGACTCGCCTCAGGTCTTGAAGGCGAACCAATTGATCTCGAAGTTGGTCTTTCACAATGGGGAAAAATTGAAGAACCTCATCAGGGTTATTTCGGGATTGTTGCTGGTGAAGAAGTCGCTAATTGGTGGGAAAGGAAAGGGAAAAGACTATTTGCTAAAAATATTCGACAAATGCTAGGTGCTACAGAAGTTAATGATGAAGTGAAACGAACGATTGATGAGCAACCAGAGAATTTTTGGTACTACAACAACGGAATTACTATTGTTGCGGAGTCAATAAAGAAATCAATGGTTGGCGGTAATAGTCGAGATATAGGATCTTTTCGTGCTAATAACATTAGCATTGTCAACGGGGCACAAACCGTTAGTGTAATTGGCAGATATGCACAGGAAGGAGGCACTAATCTAGCGAAAGTGCGCTTACCTGTACGATTAATTTCCTTAGAGGGAGCTCCCGAAGACTTTGGTGCATCTGTAACTAAAACAAACAATCGACAGAATAGGATCGAAAATCGTGATTTTGTTTCTTTAGATGAAGAGCAAATAAGATTAAAAAAGGAACTATCTCTGGAAGGAATTGAGTATAATATTGTTCGCAGCGAAAACATTAAAACTTCAGCATCGATAATTGATTTATCTGAAGCAACGGTTGCGTTAGCATGTGCTTCCACGCAGGTTGGACTTGCAGTTCAAGCAAAAAGAGAAATTGGGCGATTCTATGATAATTTGAATAAAGCACCATATAAAACAATATTTAATCCATTAACAAATGGAATTTATTTGCGAAATGCAGTTTTTTCTTTGCGTAAAATAGACGAAGTTATTAGCCAGTTAATTTCCGATCTCCTTAAAAAATCAGGAAAAGAATATGGAGTACTCGTACACGGAAATAGAATGCTTGCATTCTTAGTTTTCAGAAGTCTTACCATTCATAAGAGCGCAAATAATTTCGAATTTGATATTAATTCAGTTGACTGGTTAGATTATACAAAAGCGGCGCTTGAAAAGTTAATAACTGAAATTGAAGCAAATTATAAAGATAAGTTTTTAGCCACTTTATTTAAAAATGCAAGTATTTGCAAGGCAATATCAGAGAAAATTGTATAGAACCACAGAACCGAAAATTAATGCCGCTTATGCGGCATTAATTTAGAACGTATTATTAAAACCACGGTATCACCGTGCATAGTTATCTTACTCCCGCGTAAGCTCATAAGAAGTAAACCTGATCACCCTCTCCCCAAACCACGCATTCAACTCCTTGAACCGTTCCTGCAATGGCGTCAGTTCGTTACGGACAAACACCTGCGACGCCTTAACCGAATCGCCAAACCCGCCGCTGTTCTCTGGGATAATGCCCATCATCTGCGGCGGAACGCGGTGCGCGCACAGCAAATCGTTCTGGCTGGCTTTCTTAATATTAAAGAAATCGTCTTTGGTTGCGACTTCACTTAACGGCAGGATCCTGATCCCGTCTGGCTTGCCGTTTGGCGCGTACATGAACAGGTTGCGGAAGTTACCCAGGCCTTTTGTATCACGCATCGCCTTACGCATCTGGTCAATATCACTGCTGCTTTGTGCCGCGTCAGTCATGTACAGGATATATCCGGCGTGCGCGCCGTTCTGATAATACTTGCGGCGGAACAGCGTGGCGGCCTCGTTCAGCCAGGCTGAGTTCAGGGCGCTGAGGTATTCCGGCAAGCCGTACAGCTCCTGATTAATGTCCGGTTCAATCAGATGAAACACGCTACCGGCTTCAAACTGATGCGCGTCCTTCCACTGCTGCACAAACCAGTAAGTATCCGGCTCTACGCCGCGCCGCGCATATTTAGCAGGCACCGTTTTCATCACCACGGCGTCGCCGAGCTGGTTGCGGATCACTTCCAAAAACGCATTCCCGAATACCAGGTAATCCAGGGCGAAGCGGCTGAACTCCTGCTGTGATAACAGCGGGTGCGGGACATAGGTTGAGGCCAGAATATTACGTTTCACATACAGCGATGAACTGTGATGAACCGCCGCCCGCAGCGTGCGGGCCAGTCCGTCAAAGCTGACCGGCGGCTCATACCACTGACCGTTACCCGAGCATTCGATGTAATCCAGGATTTCACGGCGGTCTAACACCGGCGTCGGGTCGCCAAAGCTGAACGCTTCTGCCCCGCCGGTCTGCTGTGCGGCTGCGGTGACTGTTGTCTGTGACGCCTTGCGGAATTTGCGCTTACTCATATTAATAAAACTCCAGGATGTTAGGGCTTTGGCCGCCGTTCGCGGCGGTCAGCGGTTCGTTAAGCAGTGCGTGCATGATTGCCCAGGCGACATCAGCGTGGCTGGCTTCCTCGCTGCGGCTGGCCTCATAGGTGGAGCGGCTGCCGCTGGCGGTCATGGTTTTGCGGATCGCCATGAATGACGAGGTGATGTCTTTGTGGTTGGTGTCGTACTCCAGGCGTCCGGACGCGATGGTGTCTTTCGCTTTCAGCACCATTTTCGTTTTCGTTTCCGGGCTGTAGCGGATTTCCATCGCGGCGGGGAAGAACTGCCGGACAAGCTGGAAAACACCCTGGCCGATGCCGGTGGCGTCCACGCCGATGTATTCGACACAGTACCGTTTTGTTAACGCCTCAATGCTTTTTGCCTGGGCGGCAAAGTCCATGCCTTTCCACTGGTGGCGTTCCAATACGCGGAATTTGCCGCCGTCCACCAGCGGCGGAGCCACCACGGCACAGCCTGCGCTGTCGCCGGTGTGTGACGGGTCGTAACCAATCCAGACGGCGCGATAGCCAAACGGACGCACGGCGAACGGGCTGAAATCCTGCCATTCCTCCGCGCTTTCCACCATGCAGCGCTGCAGCTCGGCGAACGGGAATACCGACGTCTGGTCGTCAACAAACTCACACATAAACAGGTTGCGGAAGTCTTCCGCGCTGTTTTCCTGTTTCAGTGTGTCGATGTTGAACAGGTTGCAGCCCCCGGCTAACGCATCCTCAATGGTGACGATTTGCCGCCACTGGCCATCCTCACAAAGCCGACCTTTCGCCAGGGCGTGATGGCCGATGTCCAGCTCAATCCGGTCGTTCGGGTTTTCCCGGCCCTTGTTAAACAGTTCACCCGACCAGAACGGGTACGCGCCGTGCGTCAACGCTGACGGCGTGGAGAAATAGGTGGTGCGCAGATGTTCCTGGGACGCCATGCCGCTGGCGACCTTGCGCAGCTTCTGGAAGTTGGGGATCCAAAAGATTTCGTCCACGTACAGGTCGCCGTTATGGCTTTGGGCGGTGTTGGAGTTGGTGCCTAAGAAAATCAGCTTCGCGCCGTTGTTGCCGAGCACAATCGGGTCGCCGGTCAGTTCAACACCGGCCAGGCGCGCAAACTGAATGATGTACTCACGGAATACGTAAGCCTGCGTTTTACTGGCGGAGAGAAAAATCTGGTTATGGCCGGTTGCCAGGGCGCGCAGCAGAGCTTCGCGGGCAAAGAAGAACGTTGCGCCAATCTGGCGGGATTTGAGGATGTCGCGGATACGGTGCTTAAGCCCCGCGTCATACCAGATACGCTGATAAGGGAAACACTTCTCGAAGAAAATTTGCTCCAGCGCCGCCAGTGACTCCTCGCTGAAAAAGTTCTTTGTTGGCTTCTTGCGCTCCCCTTTATTCCGGTTGGCAATCTTTGGATTTAAATCCACCTCATTCCCGCTCTGACCGTAGCGGTTCACCCTTGCCAGGCGTTCCATTAACCGGCCTAACGCCTCCATTTCCTTATAGTCCGCATTCCCTTTGACGTCTTTGGTGGTGAGCTGAATAAGGCGCGCTTCCAGGCTGGATTCCACGCGGGCAATCGGCGCAACGTTGTCCCAGGCGTTGCGTGTTTTCCAACTCTGCACCGTCGGTAACTTTTGGTTCAGCATCTCCGCAATCTGACGCACAGAAAACCCCTGCCAGTAAAGCAGTGCCGCCTGTCGCCGTGGGTCGCTGATAATGGTTGAGTTTGTCATTTTCATGACTGCCACGTTAACGGGCGGCTCGCTGATTTTCCTGCTGCCCACGTTGTGCCATCGAGCATCAACCCGCATCGGCTGGCGGTGTCGGGCGTGTGTCTGGAAACTGGGATTTCTCAGCAGCACACACCGACTGGAGTCAGACACATGGCAACAAAAGCAAAGCGCTTTCGCATCTGTACCGAAGGGGCAACCACCGACGGGCGCGAAATCACCCGCGACTGGATTGAACAGATGGCGGCGACGTATGACCCGAAGGTCTACGGGGCACGTATCAACATGGAGCACATCAAGGGCTATTTCCCTGACAGTGCGTTTCGTATGTACGGCGACGTCACCGGCGTTTACGCCGAAGAAGTGGCGGACGGTGCCCTGAAAGGCAAGCTGGCACTGTATGCAGACATCGACCCGACGCCTGATTTAGTGTCGATGGTGAAAGCCCGCCAGAAGGTTTACACCTCCATCGAAGTGAACCCCTCGTTTTCCGATACCGGCAAAGCCTACCTGATCGGCCTGGCCGTGACCGACAGCCCCGCCAGCCTCGGCACCGAATACCTGCAATTCAGCGCGAAGGCACAGCAAAACCCGCTGGCGAGCCGCAAACAGGATGCCGGAAACCTCTTTACCGCTGCCGAAGAAACGGCGTTCGAGTTCGTGGAAGAAGCCCCGGCAGCCCCGTCGCTGTTCTCCCGCGTGAAACAGCTGCTTTCCAGCAAATCCGCCTCAGATGATGCCCGTTTTAAAGATGTGCATGACGCCGTGGAAGTGGTGGTGGAGCACGTCGAAACCGGCCTGAAAGCCAGCGATGAAAAGCTGTCTGCGCTGGAAAACACCGTGACACAACGCCTGAACGCGCTGGAGCAAACCGCAAAAGATGACCGCGAACAGTTCAGCGCGCTCAAAGGCAAGCTGGAGAAGTCCGCGCCGCAGAGCTACACGCAGCGCCCCGTTTCCAGCGGCGGCGGCAAGGGTGATGCAGCCCATTTCACCGACTGCTAAGCACAACGCTCGCGATTAACCCGTTAACCCATTTGGAAAAAAACGCATGAAACAAACAACCCGCTTTCAATTTAATGCCTACCTGTCCCGCATTGCCGAGCTGAACTCGGTGGACACCGGCGACCTGGATAAAAAATTCAGCGTAGAGCCGTCGGTAACGCAGACGCTGATGACCCGCGTGCAGGAATCCTCTGCCTTCCTCCAGATGATTAACATCATTCCGGTCGATGAAATGAAAGGTGAAAAGGTCGGCGTCGGCGTGTCCGGCTCCATTGCCAGCACGGCAGACACCAGTGGCACCGGCGAACGCCAGACGGCTGATTTTAATACCCTGACAGCCGAGGGCTATGAGTGCCGCCAGACGAACTACGATTTCCATTTCCGCTACGCCACGCTGGATTTGTGGGCGCGCTATCAGGATTTCCAGGCGCGTTTACGTGACGCTATCGTGAAACGCCAGGCGCTGGATCGCATCACCATCGGCTTTAACGGCGTTGAGCGTGCGGCAACGTCAAACCGCGCTAAAAACCCGCTGTTGCAGGACGTGAACGTGGGCTGGCTGCAAAAGTACCGCAACAATGCGCCGGAGCGCGTGATGAGCAAAATTCTCGGTGAGGATGACGCCGTGATTTCCGAGACCGTCCGCGTCGGTGCAGGGGGTGACTTTGAGAACCTCGACGCGCTGGTGATGGATGCCACCAACAACATGGTTGACCCGATTTATCAGGACGACACCGGCCTGGTGGTGATCTGCGGTCGTCAGTTGCTGGCAGACAAGTATTTCCCGCTGGTGAACAAGGCGCAGGAGAACTCGGAAAGCCTGGCGGCGGATATGATTATCAGCCAGAAGCGCATAGGTAATTTACCGGCGGTGCGCGTGCCGGGCTTCCCTGCCAATGCGTTCATGATCACCCGCCTGGATAACCTGTCCATTTACTGGATGGACGGTTCACACCGCCGCCATATCGAAGAAGTGCCAAAGCGTGACCGTATCGAAAACTACGAATCCATTAATGAGGATTTCGTGGTGGAAGATTATCGCGGCGGCTGCCTGGTCGAAAACATTCAGCTCGGCACCTTTAAAGATGTTAAGCCTGAATCAGCGGAATAAGGGGGACATAACATGATTAGCCCTTGCCGTCGTCACATGTTGCGACAGTCCGCCATCATCGCCGCACAGCAGGCTGCCGGTCAGCTGACCCATGCCACCGGCTACGAACTGCAAATGCAGCGACTCAATGCGGATAAACAGGCACTGCACAAGATCCAGTCCTTCCAGGACAAGGCTGCGTTAAAACGCAAGCTGTTGCCGGAATACGCCCCGTGGGTGTCGGGCGTACTTGCCGAAGGGAACGGCGCACAGGATGCCATCCTGATGACCGTCATGATCTGGCGTATTGACGCCGGTGACATTGCCGGTGCGCTGAACATTGCCCGCTACGCCTTTAAACACCGGCTCGCGATGCCGTTCGGCACCCGCACGGCGGGATGCGCCTTCACGGAGGAAGTGATCGACCAGGCTGTACGTGCCCGCACCGCCGGTGAACCCGTCAGCGTTGAGCTGATGCTGGAAGTGCTGGAACTGACTGACGCTGAGGATATGCCCGATAAAGTCCGTGCCCAGTTGCACAAAATTATCGGTTATCTCTACCGCGACGGCGGCAAGGACACGTTAGCCCTGGAGCGTCTGAAAAGTGCCTTAATTCTCGACGGCAAATCAGGCGTTAAAAAAGACATTGAGCGCCTGGAGTCTGCCATTAAAAAGGCATCCGGCAGCTAAAAAGCATGCGCCCCGCGCAGGGCGGCACGCCAGCCGCGACAGGTCTGTGACCTCGTTCAACGCTGGCGTCCACCGCCCCCCATTCAGAGGTCATTATGTCTCTTGTTGTACCTGCACCGAAACCGGACGCCGCGACGGAACCCGCGATTAAAAACACCCATTTCTGGCCTGATGTGGATCCGGTTGAGCTGCGCGACACCCTGCGACTGGAGGGCACGGTCACGGCAAAACGTCTGCGCACCGCCGCCAAGTTTGCCATGACCGAAGTGAACGCCGAGCTGTTCAGCTTTCGCGATGCGCAGATTTCGCAGGGCTTTAAACGCCTGGCGGATGTTCCTGCCGATCAGATTGACGATGAAAGCGTGAAGGTCTGCGCCTATCAGCGCGCTGTGGCGTCTATAGCGGCGGCCTTCCTGGCGGAGCGTTACCCGAATAACGACACCACCGATAAGGGCAGCCAAAAGGCCGCGATCGTGGAAAGCACGGTGGATGATTTATGGCGTGACGGGCGCAACGCGATCAGCGACGTCGCCGGTGTGTCTCACTGCATCATCGGGCTGCTCTGATGAAAGTCACTGCCGAACAGGGCGACACCGTGGATCTGCTCTGCTGGCGGTACTACGGGCGCACGGGATCGGTAGTTGAGCAGGTTTACGCGGCTAACGTGGGGTTAGCCGAGCAGGGGGCGATTTTGCCCCATGGCTATGCGGTGGAGCTGCCGGACATTACTCAGGCCGCAGTCAGTGAAACCGTCTCACTTTGGGACTGATGACCATGGAGCGTATCACCTCGTTTATCTGTTATTGCATTGCCGTGTTTCTGGCCTGGCTGGGTGGGATGTCTTATCAGGATATTGCCTTTTTAGTCGGTGCGGCCGTCGGCGTGGCGACCTTCCTGGTGAACTGGTACTACCGGCGTAAAACTTACCGCCTGCTGAAAGAAATGGGCATCAGAGGGGAAATTAATGCAGCCATCAATCGTTAGGCGCTGCGCCGTCGCCGCCGTCCTGGCGATTGCCGCGCTGCTGCCGCAAACGCCGACGTTGAAAACCTCCGCCGCCGGTCTGGCACTGATTGCCGATTTTGAAGGCTGCCGCCTGTCCGCCTACCAGTGCAGCGCGGGCGTCTGGACAAACGGCATCGGGCACACCGCAGGCGTGAAGCCGCAAACGCACATCAGTGAACGGCAGGCTGCCGTGAATCTGGTGGAAGACGTGATGCGGGTGGAGAAAGGCATTGCGCGCTGTATGCCGGTTGCCATGCCGCAGCGGGTGTATGACGCGGTGGTGTCCTTTGCGTTCAACGTCGGCGTGACGGCGGCCTGCAAGTCCACGCTGGCGTTTTTCATCAGCAAGGGGCAATGGCGGGACGCCTGCGAACAGTTGCCGCGCTGGGTATTTGTGAACGGTGTCCGCGTCACCGGCCTGGAGCGCCGCCGCGCGAATGAGCTGGCCTACTGCCTGCGGGGTGTCTGATGCGCATTTTAATTTTGTTACTGCTGGCGGCGCTTGCCTTGGCCGGGCTGCAAACCTGGCGCATCGGTGGCCTGCATGATGAAGCAGACCAGGCGCAGCGCATTATCGGCACCCTGTCCGCCGGTATTGAAAGCCGAGACAACGCCATTAACCGCCTGAGCAATGATGCCGTAACGCGGGAACGCCAGGAACAACGCCTGCGCACCCAGCTCTCACGGGCGGGTGAGCAGGCACGCGTCCGTGAATACACAATTCAAAGGTTACTTAATGAAAATCAGGAAATGCGCGACTGGTATGGCGCTCGTCTGCCTGACAGCATTAGCCGGATGCACGCGCGTCCCGCCTTCGCCAGCGCCGCAGATTATTTACGTTGGCTGTCCGGCGGTGACGAGCTGCCCGATACCGGCAAGCTCACCGGTCACTAACGGCGATTTAAGCAGTGACGTCAGAAACCTGGAGGCCGCGCTGACCGCCTGTGGCCTTCAGGTGGAAGCGGTCAAACAATGCCAGGAGGAACACCGTGTTAAAACCCGCACAGCTACGAAAAGCCTTAACTGACGCCTTGCCGGTGCTGCAAACCAGCCCCGACACCCTGCGGATGTTTGTGGATAACGGGCGTATCGTTTCCACGTTAGCCAGCTCGCTGTCGTTCGAATATCAGTACCAGGTCGAACTGCTGATCACCAACTTTGCCCAGGACTGCGATCTGATTATTGTGCCCATTCTGGCCTGGCTGCGTGAGAACCAGCCGGACATCATGGCGACGCCGGAAAAGCAACAGACCGGCTTTAAATTTAAGGCCGATATGCTCGATGATGGCTCCTACGATATCGCGATTGACGTGCAGCTCACCGAGCGCGTGATCGTGAAACAGATTGATGCTGGTCTGTACGTGGAGCATTTTCCGGAACCGCCACTGCCGGAGCCGGTGGAAAGGCCGCGTGAACTGTACCTGCACGGCGAGTTAGTGAGTCAGTGGCATGAGTGAACTGTCAGCGTTTGATACCCGCCTGGCGGGGCTGATTGCCGCGCTGTCACCGCAAAGCCGGAAGGCGATGGCGGCGGCCATTGCGAAGCGTCTGCGCAAACATCAGCAGCAGCGCATTAAGCAGCAGGTCACGCCGGAAGGGCAGCCCTTCACCCCGCGCCGTCCGCAGCCTTTACGAGCAAAGAAAGGCCGCATTAAACGGGAGATGTTCGCCAAACTGCGCACGGCAAAATATATGAAGGCCAAAGGCACCGCTGACGATGCGGTGGTGGAATTTACCGGCCAGGTGCAACGGATGGCGAAAGTGCATCAGTACGGCCTGCGGGATCGCCCATCTGTGCGAGCAAAAGAAATGCAGTATCCGGCGCGCCCGCTGTTGGGGGTGGACGCGGAGGATATGAAGATTGTGGAAGATGAATTGATAAAAATTTTAGCCGACTAGATACACCTCGCTAGATTATTTAGGAACCTTTCTTAAGGTCACCAAATAATTTTATTATTTGCTCTAACCCATCGAAAGTAGCAGGGATATTATCACCGTTAGTTATAATGCTTGAGAATATTATATTCTCGAATTTTGACAAGGACTCAGAATCATCTCTTTTCATCTCAGATGCATATTTACCGTAATCTTGAATGAATTGGCACAGCGTTTTTCTTAGTTCAACCTGGGATAACTGCGCCTTTATAGAGCTATAGTTTTGCAATGCAATTCTAAAATAGTAAATCAAAATAAATGTAATGGAGAATGCAGGCACCAAATACACAAGATCATAGATACTTTTATACTCTTTATTTAAAACCGACAACTGATTAAATTCAAATATCAGAGGAAAAAAAACACACAACCCAAGTAAAAGCACAGAGGTAAATGACCACGCTTTCTGTTTCCTTAAAGTTTCCGATAAATTATTAAAGCCTTTATGCAACCCTACAAAATTGAACCCCGTCTTATATGATTCCAAAGCCGTTTTAATTTCCCCCACCCTTTCCTCTTTATCATCAATATATTTCCTCCAGTCATTTTCGGCTTGTTGCATATTTGACTTATGCTGTAATGCCAATTGATTTTGTTCTTCAATAAGCATGCCAACATCCTCTTTAGAAGTTGCTATCCCTCTCATATAAGAATTAATGTCTTTAACTTGCGGAGCATTTATTAAGGACTTTAACATCCTAATAGGGAGGAAATTTATGGCATGTGTCATCCTATTAGATGCTCCTTGGGAAAAATTAGAAATATTTTCAAGAGTAAAGGTACGAACACTAGCAAGATCGAATTGCATTTCTCTGTATGATGACAAGTCCATTTCTAAAAAAAAGATAAAAAGGTAAGAATAAATATCATCTAAAACTTCAACAGTTAAATTAAAGGTATTATCACCAGAGTCAAACCTATCTAACGCACTAACAAAGTCAATCCCAACATACGAGCTCATAATTTGGGTTCCCGAGTCCCATTCGCTCGGATGTTCTTTAATTGAGTTGATAATATTTACTACATTCTCATTCCTGCCGATCGTAAAATTGTTTTGATTGCTTATCTTTTGATTGCTTATCTTAGAGGCTAGCGTAGTTAATTTATTCAAGTAAAGTGACAATTTTAATTCACTCATCATACTCTCCCAAAATTATAATAGTTTTATATCATGCTTCAATCGTTGTGCCAGATATAGCACAAAGCACAATTATTGTATCTATGTTGCCTGAAATCCATTCTTTATCTCATGAATACATCCATCCCCAACAACGACATTCCGCGCCTGCTGCGCAATCTGATCCGCATTGGCACCGTTGCCGAGGTGGATTTAGTTGCGGGCACCTGTCGCGTGAACACCGGCGGTAACGTCACCGACTGGCTGCACTGGCTGACCTCCCGCGCAGGGCGCTCGCGTTCCTGGTGGGCACCGTCTACCGGTGAGCAGGTTTTATTGTTTTGCCTGGGCGGTGAGCTGGATACCGCCTTTGTGATGCCAGGCGTTTTCTCTGATGAATTCCCCGCGCCGTCAGCGTCAGCCGAAGCCGTACACGTCACTTTCCCTGACGGCGCGGTGATCGAGTACGAACCAAAAACCGGCGCATTGCTGGCAACCGGTATCAAGTCCGCCACGGTAAACGCGTCGGATAAAGTGGCAGTCACTGCCCCGCTGATTACCTGCACGGCGAAAACGCGTATCACGCTCGACACGCCGGAAGTGGTCTGCACCAAGAAGCTCACCACGGGCAGCCTGGATGTGAAACAGGGCGGCACCCTAACAGGCAACCTCATCCACTCAGGCGGCAGCCTCACTTCAAACGGCGTGGTTGTTCATACCCATAAACACAGTGGCGTCCAGACGGGCGGCGGCAGTTCCGGTACACCGACAACATAAAGAGGATTGTATGAGTAAGAATTTAAGCGTTTTTCTGTCAGTTTTTGCAGCAACGACAGCGGGCGTTATGCTGGCAAACGGGACGCCTGGCTGGTGGTTGGTGGGTGGTATTGGCCTCTATTTATTGTTCAAAAATGACTAACGCGAAATACATCGGCCTGGCTCGCGACACGGGGCGCGGCGTCGAAGACCTGGCGCACATTCAGCAGTCGGTCAGCGACATTCTGCGCACGCCCGTCGGTTCCCGCGTCATGCGCCGTGATTATGGTTCGCTGCTATCGATGCTGACTGACCGCCCGCAGAATGCGGCGCTGCGCCTGCAAATCATGGCGGCCTGTTACAGCGCGATTTTGAAATGGGAGCCACGCGTCACCCTCACTGGCATCACCTTTGAAACGACGTTTGACGGAAAAATGGTGGTGGATATTACCGGCACCCGCAAAGACACGTCCGCCGCCATTTCCTTAACCCTTCCTGTG